ATCACTTTTTTTATTTTTGCTTTTGCTTTTTTCATATTAACATTTCCATCTTCTACGCGCCTGACGGAGTCTTGAGTTCGGATCTCTAGCAGCTTTAGGAAACTTTTTCATTTGGCCTGCACTTCTAGCGCAAAATGATTTACGTCGTTTAGCAGCTTTAGATCCTGGTTTGACTTTGCCAGTGACCGCTGTTTTTAGTTTTGAACCGGGATTTGCTCTTCGATATGCAGCCACTCCGGCTCTTGTCATGCCTGCACCTTTTTCCGTAGGACGGAAATTTTTTTTATTTCTTGCAGGCATTTTATCCTGTCTTCTCATTATCTTATTCCCATTCTTCTAGCCATAAGTCCACCCATCATAGCTTGTTTTCTTTTTGCAAAAGTTTTTACATTTGTTGGTTTGCCACCAACACCTTGAGCTACTGCTCTTTTTCTAGAAACTGCTGAACGTCTTTGACCCTCTGACATAGATCTTGCTTTAGCAAGTGGGACGCATTTTGGATACTTACGTTTTGCATCTGCTTTCTGTTTTGATCTTCCACATTTTGAAAAAGATCCGTCCTTCTTTTTACTTCCTATATCTACCCACTTCTGGGCAAACCATTTATCTAA